CGGACCTCAGCGGAGCCCTGCCGGGCCCCTCGTCCGTCGATACCGACGCGGTATTGGGACTCGGCCACGTTGAAGAGCTCCGACTATCTAGCGATTGGCTTTCGCCGCCGCTCGTCGCTCCCTCTCGTCCCGTTGGTACTTGAGATAGACCTCATCCATCGCACGGATGGTGAGCACCAGTTCCTCGACGTCCTCCGGATCGTCGATGCACCAGAGCTCGCAGTAAGCCCTCATCTCGCTCAGCGGGATCGGGCCGAGGTCCATCCCCCGCGCCCGCGAGGGAGAGAGAACGAAGAACGCCTCGTAGAGCCAACCCGTGGCTACCGGCGGAAAAGGACGGGTCTGCATCGCCTTGACGACCCGTCCTTCATTCATCAGGAGGTCGAGGAACGACTCCGTTTTGTCCCCGTAGTGGAGGTGCCACTCGAGGACGTTGGCGAGTTTTTTGCGGTCGCCTCCGCCGAAACCGGGCGGAAGGTCTCGTTCGTGGCGGAGGCCACCTTGATCTTGGCGACAAGCGGTCGATAGGCGGGATCGACAAGGATCTCGTAGGCCTTGCCTTCCGAGTACGGAATCTCGGTGTCGTCGTCGTCGAGAAGGCCGCGCCAGTCCAGGACGATGCACTTGGCCATCGCCTTCGCGTCGATCTCGCGGGCGCGGTCCTCCGGGATCTCGTCGAACCCGCGGTACTTCTTCATCAGCCTGCGCAACAGGGCGCGGTGCTCAGGATTCTGGTCGCGGGCGATCAGGCACTCGAATCCTTCGCCGAAGTCGACCCAGACACCCTTGCTCTCAAGCTCGGGATCGACCTTCATCGTGGAAAGGCGCATTGCAGTCTCCGGGGCAAATAGGTGAGGTCCGACCGACCAGCCCCCTAGCCGGCCGGACCCCGTCTCGCGCGAGAACTCTGTGGGGGCTGTCCTACCGTCAGGTCGGCGGGAGGAAGTCGATCATGATGACCGTGTTGGTCGTCGGGTCGGGCTCTGCGGTCCAGTCCAGCGACAGCATCACGTCCTGGTTCAGGCCCGCTGCGGACAGCGGTCCGGTGCTGAACTTGAGACGGGGGATCTGGAACACCATCGTGTTGCCCGCGTCGTCCTTGAACGGAAACGCGAGAGACGTCGCGGTGTGGTTCACGAACTTGCTGAACAGCGTGGTGTCTTCGAAGTAGACCTCGACGCTTCCGCTCAGGTCGATCGACCCGAGGCCGATGCCGCGCGGATACAGACTGCCGAGGCCGCGTTGCTGGCGGGTGTTGTTCCGCAAGTTGATGGACAGGTTCGTCACGACCGCCGAGGATCCGGACGCGAAGCCGCCCTCAAAGATCGTCGGCACGTTGCCGGTCGCATTCATGACGTCGGTGGTCGTGGCCGAGGTGATCGCCGACGCCAATGTTGAAGCCGCCGGCGCCACTTTCTCGCCGGTCACGGTGAAGGAACCGGTCACTTGCTGACCGGTGCGCGCGGTCAGCGACATGGCGTCGATCCGGAGCCCGGTTGCCCGCAGAAATGTGTTGGCCAGGTCCTCGAACCCCTTCTCCACGATGTACGATTTTTTGGTCGTTCCGTTGCGGAGATGACGTCCGGTCACGGTGGTTGACACCACGCCGGTGGACGCAATGGCCGACGCCTCGAGGGTAAGTGAGTCCGTGCCCTTGGCCGCAATCCGGAACACGCCGGCGCGACCGATGGAAATGAACTGGCCAACCTGGAACTGCGCCACCTGCGTCGATACCGCCGCCGGAAACAGCACGCTCGTGGAGGTAAGCGAGATCGACGCGTTGGAGATCACCGTCGAGGCGATGGCATTCGCCAAAGCCCCTTCGAAGAGCATTTCCAGCGCGCCACCGAAGCTCAGCTCGAAGTTCAACGGTCCGGAAGCGTCCTGGCCGACTTGGGTCAGGCGGCCACGCATCCGATCGGAGCGCAACTCATTGGACTGGACCGTCTGTTTGGTCGGCGCCAGCCCTTCGCCGGTCAGACGAAGCTGTGTCATCGCCAGAGAGCCTGCCGATGCCGAAGCGGCCCAGCTGCTCTCCTCGGCGATGAGGAGATCAACGCGGTTCGATTCCGCAGCGTTCAAGGGCATATCGTCCTCCTCTCGCTAGGGGTTGCAACCCCGGCCCGCCGGGCAAGGATCAGGTCTGTGGTTCGTCGCGCCAGTACTCGACCGACACGTTGAGCTGGTACCAACCGTCGTTGTTCCCGCGACGGATGATGGATGGAACGCGCGTGCGGATCCGGCCGGCCGACCCGGCCTCGAAGGTCGCTCGCTTAAAGAGCGCGGCCACGTCGCCGGCGATCTGCCGGGCGATAGCCGTGCCCGTGTTCTCTGGGACGAAGACACCCACGTCGATGACGCCGGTATGGCGATGCATCACGTTTGCCAGGTCCGCCTGCCGGGCCGAGCCGTTCAGGATCGTCAGCCGGATCCAGGACTGGCCTTCGGGCCTGCTCGATCGAACGTTGTCGAACACGATGTAGACATCGGAGCGCGTCCATCCGGCCTTGAGTCGTTCTTCAATGGCTCGGCGCTCGGCGTCAAAGGACATGGCGGTCTCCCTACAGAACCAGGGACTCGACCTCCGCCTCCGTCGCGGCGATCGCGATGCGCACGAACCCCGACGGAGCCTGCCCGCTGGTTCCCAGTTCCAGCGCCTCGATGTACGGCAGGTTGTTCGTGATCCAGAACATCTCGTAGGGCTGCCGGTAGCTCACCGCCGCAGGCCGGCTTTCGGCTCGCGCCGCCGCCGCCGCGGCGTTGCTGTCCGGGTCCCCGCCCTTCGCCTTGGGTGTGCCCTCAAAGCCGTCGACCTCACTGGATGGGGTTCCCCTCGTGACAAACCAGTTCGCCCGTGACCGCCCGGAGTCGACCGGGTTGCCGTCCGTGATCCGCCCATAGAGGCCGAAGACGATGCGGCGGAAGAACTGCTCGTACTTCTCTTCGGAGTCCCGAACCTGCTGCAGGAGCGCACCGTCGAACTCGACGTCGTTGATCGTGATCATCAGCGCCGGATCTGAAGCTGCCAAAGGGCCCGCGCCGGGTCACCCTCCAGCGGAGCGACGACGTTCCATGTCACACCGTCGATCACGATGCGGTCGCCAGGCTTCGGGGTCACGCCCGGCAGGTACGCCAACGGAATCAGCGCCTTCTGGTCCTGTGGCCGGACCCGCGTGCCGTCGATCTCCCGATGCGAGAATGCGTGTTCGATGACCCTGACGTTCACCGTACTGGCGTAGCTCGCGTTGGTCTGGCCGCTGGATGCGTCGTAGACGGCGGCAGAGCTGCTGACGCTCAAATAGGTGGCGCTGGCGCGCACGTCACCGAAGCCGTCCACGACGGCCTTGGCCACGCCCTGGAAAGCACTCTTGAGCGACATGACGGCCTCCTCAGATCGGAAAGGCGGGGAGTATCGTCATCTCCTCGTCCACGGACACAAAGGCCCTGCGCCGACGCACTCCCAGTCCGTGAATCTCGCGTCGCGCAACGAAACCGACGACGCGACCCATGTGGTCCCGCTCGATCTGCTCGATGGTTCCAAGTTCGGGCTGTGTTATCCCGTTCGAGTAGATCACCCGTGCTCCGATGTGGAGATGATCATCCACGTTCCAGTCTCGCGACAACGCCCTGTCCGAACACTTCGTGGATGTAGGGTCGAATCATGTTGACCACGATGTCCGGGATCACCGCCGTCCGGTCGTCGCGGTCGATCACCGCCTTCAAGGGACCGGCCTCGATCTGGGATAAGCCCTTGGTATCCGCCTCGGCGGTCCGGTCCGACTCAATCAGCCAGCGCGCGAACTCGGCCACGCCGGTCTTGACCCTCTCGGGGACGACATTGCTGTCCAGCGTGAAGCCGTTGTGGTCGACCACGCCGAGGCGGGGCCACTCCAGGGCATTGTCCTCGTCTTCCTTCGAACCTCGCCAGCGCACGCCCTGGTCGATGATGCGGGTGGCCATCACCAATGCCGTTTCACGGGTGGTCGACGCCGCCGCAGTCCAGGCCGACGCATAGAGATTGCCCTCGTGATAACTCGTCGCGGCGGCCAGCGAGATCAGCGTGTTGGCATCCGCCTTGCCGGATCCGTCCTCAACAACGAGCGTGACCATCAGGGCCTCCTAGAACAGCGCGCGTTCTGGCGACCGCGTTCTCCAGATCCTGGCCAGACCGTCCCAGGGCGGCCCGAAGAGCCTCGTTGTTGGGATCCATGCTGCTGGCCCGAAAGGCGGCCAGCATCGCGGTCGCCGCGGCAAGCAGGCTGTTTCCCGCCAACGAAGGATCGCCGCAAAGCTCGATCCTCGCGCCGCCAATTCTGAACGAGGCGATCTGGCGCTCAAACTTCCCGGACGCGAGGGTCGCGCTGTCAACAAACACGACGTCAGGGCGCAGTCCGTGCCCGGCGTTCGGATTGCTGATGCAAAACACCACGTGGCCGTCAACGTCGACATACTCGCTGCGCACGGGACTACGCTGTGTCCAGCCGAGACTGCTCGCAACGACCGGAATGCGGCGAGAATCAAGGATCAGCAGCACTCTCATCCGGCCCTCCCATAGTCGTCTTCGGCGCGCTCGATGTCGTCTTCATCCGGCAAGCCGGTCTGGACCTCGACCAGAACCGCTTCGGTCTCCCGTGAGACGCCGCCCAGGCGGTGCCAGACGCCCGGCGGGATCGTCGCCGTCTCGCCGACGTGCAGCCGCCACAGGTGCGGAACGGTGCTGTCCAGCGCGTCGCGGGTCTCGACGGTGGCGACTCCCTTGGTGACGACCAGAACCTCACGACGATGGGCGTGGCGCTGCAGGGAGGTTCGATGGCCGGGCGTGATGTGGAGCACCTTCACGCGGAGGCCAGGCATGGGGTCGGCGATGATCTCGTGACGCCCCCAAGGTGCGACGACCGTGCTCATGCGTTCGCACTCCAGCCGCAGCACTCCGAGGCAAATCGCATCCATTCGCTTGCGTAAGGGACCTCGCGGTAGCGGGGATCCAGGTGCCAGGGCCCACCCTCGGTGAAGTGCACCGCGTAAGGCTCCCGCCCCTCTTGGGAATGCCCCGGAATCCAGTTCCAGGAATGCTCCAGCTGGCCAAGATGTTCGTCGCGATCCAGCCAACCGAAGCTGTGCAACCAGCGCCCCGGTCGGGTGTTGACCTCACGCGGCGTCAGCGACCAGTTCACCTCATGGCCGCAGTTGAACAGCATCAGCGAGGACCAGTTCTTGAACGGATAGGCCTGCTGCGCCAGCCCGTCCATCTTCGCCCCGTCCGGCGGAGAGTAGTCGTGATGCACGCACCAGACAGCCTTGCTCGGATCGTCCTGCGCCATCTCGAACAGCGCGGCGATGTCGGCCAGGAACAGAAAGTCCGCGTCGACGAACAAAGCGAACCCGGCATGCATCGTCAGATGCGGCACCAGGAAGCGGGAGAACGCGAACTCCGTGCTGAACGGTCGGCCGTCGCCTTCGTCGATCATCTGGCCACCGGGCAACCGGTACCATCGGCGGGTCAGCACGCCCATCTTCTCCAGTGCCGGCCGATACAGCGGCTCGATCAGCACGGGGCGACTGGTGGATTGGCGGATCGATTCCGCGCACACATCGACAGCGATCTCTTCGGTGCTGTCGTAACCGATGAACACTCTCAGGGGCTGCATGGTGGGTTCCAAGCTCTGTGGTAGGGGCTTCAGTCAGCGCGACCGGATCAGCTGCTCCCATGGCAGTCCCTCGCGCATTTCGGCGCAGGTCCATTGCGTGTGGCTGATCCAGCGGGTCCAGGCGGCTCGCATGAAGCGGGTATCGGAAGGCTGTCCGAGCCGCCTGCCGCACACCGCTTCGGCCATGGAGTATCGGCCCAGCACCGCCACCTGTTTGCCGGCGATATGCGCATCCACGGCCGTGTTGCTGTTCCACGTCACGACCTGATCCGCCCAGGCCAGGTCCTCGTCCAGCGAGGTGCCCGTGACGGCGATGTGCTGCAGGTCGCCATAGGCGGCTTTCGGAGCCAGCGGATGCGGCCGAAACCTCACCTCCAGCCGCCGTCCGACGGCTTGGGCATGGGTTTGCTTGAGCCAACCGACGTGGTCGACGCCGGCGAGACTGGCATCCCAGGGCACCTGTCCGACCAGCAGGATCCGACGGATCTCGTCTGGCGCCTCGAGCGGCTTCAGGGGCACGTCCAGCGCGTCCCAGCGGTCCGACGACAGGGCGTCGCCCAAGCGAACGCCGAAGTCGGCCGCGCCGTTGATCCCGTTCCAGCCCGCCATGTAGTAGCGGCTGCGACGAATGAAGCCCTTCTCGAGCACCAGAACCTCACGTCCCTTGCTCTGATGAACGTCGATCACGCGCCCGCGCGGAAACGAGGCGGGCACGCTCGGCTTGCCGACCCCGAAGACCACGGCAACGTCGCAGTCCACATAGCCGCCGTCGTCGCGCGTGTGGTTCAGCTGATGAACCGTCACCGGGTGCTCGTCGCCCGCATAGATGCCGGTGGCGAGCGCCAGGAGCGCCTGCGCGTGCTCGTCGTTGTCCTGCGGCAGAAAAACGCCAACGTTCATGCCGACGCCCTCACGACGATGGTGCGCGCCGCGTGCTCGTTCAGCGTCTCGACGGCTCCGTACTTGCCGTTCTGACCGAACCACTCGAAGGTGGTGTAGCCGGCCGCACGCAACAGCATCTCGAACTCGCTCTTAGTGTAGTGGCGGTGATGGAACGGAAAGCGGGCCGGATCGAACGGCATCGCGGTCTGGTTCGGCACCGATGCCAGGAGAAGCGTCGAACTCCCGCGCAGCATCTGCGCCAAGCGGACGTCGTCCTTGATGTGTTCGATCGTCTCGAAGCACACGACGGCCCGGGCCTTCGGAAGCTCGTTGATCACGTCCAGATCCATGGGACGGACCTCAACGCGCTCGTGGGCGTAGTGCAGCCCCTGCTGCCATAGCGCGGCCGGGTCCTTTTCCGCGGCAGTGACCCGGAACCCGGCTTCGGCCAGGATCTTGCTGCCGTAGCCAATACCGCAAGCCACATCGAGGACGCGGCTGGACATGGCCTGGGGCAGTTGCCAAAGCTGGCCGGCGGCCCACTCGTAGCGCGCGACGTGATCGTAGCGGATGTGTTTGATGCTGGCGGCGGTCTGCCGCTCGCCGGTCATTGGCCGGCCCCCTTGGGGGATTTCGCGGGCGGCGACCAGTAGGGATGGCCGGCCTGAACGTGGGTCAGCGCCTCCCACGGCTTCGACTTGCCGTAGGCTTTGCGGTCGCCCTTCATGTGGTCCATGTAGGCGCCCAGCGGGCCGGACACGAACGGATGGTCCTTGGGATCGTCGCCCGACAGCGACTTGGGATTGAGTTCCCCCAAGGCTGTGCGGCGCTCGACGACGAAGGTGATCAGATACGCGTCGTGCCACTCCGGCGCTAACGCGAAATGGTCCCAGCGATAGAACGACGTCAGCTCAGCGAAGAAGTCCTGGAACGCCAG